CTGTTGCATCTACGACTTGGCCGATCTTGATAAGGAAAGCCAAGTCCTCAGGTGATAGATCCATGATTAACTCCAAGTCGTTAGGATCGAGATTGATAATTCCGATGCAAGCATCTGACCAGCATCGACAGGCAAAACGGTAGGAGCGGAAAAAGTCCCTACTTTGATATTGAGGCCACTCGTAGCAAGTTTGTTAAAAACTGCCACAATAAAAGTTTCGATGTCGGCAAGGTTTCCCTGATTGTCGAACATCGGGACAATGGAAGTAATCTTGAAATTGGCCATGGGGCTAACCGAGTTATATTGATTATTAGATGGCTCTAGGTATGGATCGTCAGGCTGGATGATGACGCTGTTGGCGATAGGGCTGGCCGGTGGGTAAGCGAACACCGACCACACCCCATCATTCGTCAAGGCCGTGGCGAGTGTGGAGCGGAGAGTAGTAAGAGCTGCGGTCATTAGCCGACCATGCTTCGCGGTGATGTGTAAGGCGCGATAAGGCCACGAACGCGACCCATGAGGCTATTACCCATGCGGTATGGCGATGGCTGAAAGTCCGGTGAAATGCCACCTGCTGAAGACTGCTGACGAGCCTGCCAAATATCAACGGCCAGCATCATGGCAGCTTCTCGGATTGCTGGCGTAGCAGAATATCCAGTGTCTTTGATATCGACGCCCATGGCTTTTCCGTAAGGGACGACCTGATGGTAATTATCGTCAGCATGAGTGACGGCAAATTGGATTAGTGAATAACCCTTAGGGAATGTGTAGTAATTCCAAGGAAACCACGAAAAGATTGGGAAAGACGCAGATCCATAAGTCCATGGATAAGTTGCCGTAATTGTGTGGGTGCCGTTATATGCCGAACCTGAACTCGTAATCGTAATGCTTTGACCAGTCGAGTAGGTGATGGGAGCAGATAAAACTACTGTTGCTAAATTGTTTTGAATGACTGCGCCAACGACAGGGTAAGAGTCGAACCAAAGATATTGATTCAGTAAATCCTCTGCCGTTTGGCAGACTTCCTCAACGATAGAGTCAGCATAGAGCGATCCGATGCCAAGGTTAGCCTTTAATTCGGCTGACGTGACGTAAGTGGCTGCCATGCTGACTCCTTTCGATTAAGACCACTAGCCCTAGGGCACCAGAGCTAGTGGATTTTGTTTTACTTACGCGAGGTTGTAACGACGGATTCCCGCTGGGATCTTCACGAGTGAAGCTCCGTAGCCGTAAATCGCTGTCTGTACTTCCATGTTGTTAACGATGTTGACTGAGAAGTACGAAGTAGGTGACTCGTACCATGAGACTGCCTCAGGTGCAACGATGAACGCTGAATCATCAACGACGGTAGCGAGTGCATTGTGATCGACATAAAGATCGAGTCCGAGGACGTTGCCCTTAATCGATGTTGGGTTGGACTGACCGCCTGCGTTCCAAGGCTGTGAAGCGTTGTAAATTGGGCGACCTGTTGAGTCGGTGTAACCCATGATCGCTGACCATTGTCCGGTTCCTGCGATGAGGTTCTTAGCGAAGTATGAAGAGCCAGCGTATGCAGCTGCTGATTCTGTTGAGATGTAGGAGATAAGTCCTGCCGATGTACCTGCTACGCCTGTAGCAATTGTGCCACCGTCGATGAGTGCCTGAATAAGAGCAGCATCGGTAGCCTTTAGGTAAGCGCGCTCCAACTGTACTGCCAATTCATCGAAGAAGATTGGATCTGAACGCTCGAGAAGTTCGAGTGAGATGGTCTGCTGGCCTGCGTACTTGGTGACGTTTGCAGTCAAGTAAGCAGATGTCATCGCTGTGTTAGAAGGTGTACCTGCTTCAGCTGTTGAGGCAACTGTTGGAGCAACAGATGAGCCGCCGCCGGCAGATGTAACGAGAGAAGGTACTGAGAAGGTCATACCGTTTGAAGGTAGGACTCCACGGCTTACAGCGTCAATCGCTGGACGGCCGAAGTTTGTATTAGATACAAATTCCTTCATGTACTGGATTGGGTTGAACGCAGGGTTAGTGGACATGGTGTCCGCTGCGGTCAAAGATGATGGATCTTCGGATGCTGCGATCCAGAGACGGGACTGATCGTTGCCCTGTGCTGCAAGGATCTTATGCTTGACATAAGCACCTTTGGAATCGATACCGTGACGGACGGTCTGCGATACGTAAGGTGTTGATGCCTTAATGGTTGGACGTGAGGCTTCAACCGCTGGAGCTGCTGCCTCTGTTGTTGCGGCTGGAGTGGTTTCTTCCACGACGGCCTCACTTTCTGTGGGTTGGGTTTCTTCGAGTGTTGTTTCTTCCGCTTCGCTTTCGCTAGCAGCAACGCGAGTGACTACGGCATCGCTAAACGCAGGAGACTCAACGAGTGAGACTTCGCGAAGGATTGCCTTTTGGACGTAAAGAGTGCCGTCCTTAGATGGCTTAGATGCCACGACATCGACACCGACGGAAAGACCGGAGATCAATTCCTCGGATGCCAAAGTTAAATAATCGGTGCCCTTTTGTGATGCGGAAACTTTGAATGTTCCATAGATAGCATCTGCGGTTTCCGAAAAGGATTGAGCGCGGCCGATTGGATCAGTTTGATTATGCTGAGCAAGCAGCTTTATCTTTGATGTGTTTGGGATCTGAATTGACCCGCGCTCAAAGATAACTGCGCCCGCTGATGTGTTGCCGACTTTGCCAAAAGGCACGACGACACCGGAAATAATACGACGGCCAGCGTCAGCGGCCTCAATGTCACTACTAAACGTCAGACGCATCTGAGTCAGATTCTCCTGATCCATCGGGTGTTAGTCCTTCCATCTCTTTAGCTTGGTTAAGGTCGATCAAATTGAGTTCAAGTAGCTTCTCAGTCACCTGAAGGCGAGTCATAGGGTCTGCGCGTAGGAAAGTTTCATCTACGGCAAAACGAACGAGCGTGCCACGTGGAGTGAGATCGTCCATGGATAGACGTGACTCGATCGCTGATATATATGGAGCGAGTGAGTAGGCCATAAACTCTTTGCGGCCATCGATAATGTTTTGGTAAGTCATGCCGCGGAAAGTTTCAGCATCGACCAGGTAAGCAGGAACGTTACAGGCGCGAGCCAATTCCGTTGCTAAATACTGCTTCGCCTCGTTATACATCATGTCCTTAGGCGCAAAGGAAATCGTATTAAAATCTAATGTGCTGGAAAGATATGCGGTACCGCGATTCTGACGGGCTGTTTTCCACGCTGCCAAAATTCCCTGCACCTGCTGATCTGGAAGATCGGCTCCGTTATTTTTAATGTATCCGCTACCCATGGGAGTCTGCGCGGCGATCGCGGCGGCCTTTTCGATATCGATAGCTGCGCGAATAGTGGATTGCGCTTTAATGAGTAAACCTTGATCGAGTGCTTGGAATGTAACGAGTGAACCTACACCGTCCATCGGTAGCTTCTCATTATTGATCATGTAATAATCGACTTCGGTATTCCACTTATTGTATTTAACCGTTACACGATCATTTTGCACCCAGTTGAATCGTGCAGGGCGGTTATCATCCTGATAAACCTCAGTCACCTGCCAATAAGCAACGCCGTACATGAAAAGAGAATCAACCGTCCACGCCATCGTTACCTCTAATGGCTGACGCTTATCGGGTTGATCGACCCATACTAAGTTAGGTAATTCTTCGCCGGTGGCTTTGCTATAAGTTTCTAATGGGATAGTCGCGATAACGCCAGCAATAAGATTTCGGCAACGATTAACGGTTGGTACTGCCATCGCATCTTGGCGAAGTAGCGCGGTGCCATAATTGTTATAACCGCCGTAAGTATTGCCCGTCCAGTAATTTCCGAAAGGCGCGTCCATGACGGCTGGCGCATATTGCGCTTTGATGGTTGCCGATGGGGTAGTGGCTGTCGGCTTACCGATGCCAAAAATGTCCCGTAGTCCCATGCTTTAAATTGTTCTCGCATGGGCATACTGGATCGGCTAGGCTGAAAATTTAGGGTTTTGGAGTGTCATCCCGAAATGATCTGAGGAGTGGACTGTGGTTTCATCAGCTGATGGACGACCATGGCGGTACCGATAGCGGCATCGATTGCCCCAGCAGATTTGCGTTTGACGATTCTCCACGCCGAGTCATTTTGCTTAGCCGCCACGTTATTCATCTGATCCATCCAATCTTTCTGACCGGCATGGGTGACTCGGTGATTGACCAGTCCATCGAGAAGATCGCCACACGCCTGATAAAAGGCTTGGCCTGAAACGTCTTGAACCATGACACCCGAAAGCCCAAGGCGATGGGCGATCGATTCGGTGGCATATTTGTCGTAGCAGACCATCCGTGGACGGTATTTATCTGTCCATGCCTTAATGTCTGCGGCGATTTTAAGGTCATCGACAGCTACTTGGGATTCCCATTTCTGCAAGATACCCACGACGATTCGGCCATCTTCGAGCAACTGACCAGCCACCAATGATGCGTGACGACGGCTGGGAGCCACGTCAAAGGCCATGATGGACGGCATTTCGGGATTAAGACTCACGGTACTGTCAGAGGTTTCCTCTAATATGCCATGAGGCCAAGGCGATTGCACCGAGTCGATCCATACGCAAAGCATTTCAGTTTTGGTCGTCTCAATAGAGCTAGTGGCGACGGCTTCCTCTAACGTTTCCTCGGTGATGGTGTATCCGAGTGCGGGATTGGCGTAACACCATTCTTTTCGATCATCGATCTTGGCAAATTGATTGGCCGAGTATTCGTAAAAGCCGAGCGTCTCCGGTGGATATGAAAGAGCGCGCTCTCGCAAGTTATTTAAGACCGTAGAGAAGGCATCGCCAGCGTTAGAGACGAAAAGCGATTGGCCGTTAGTGGCACGGGTTAGGGGAGTGGCTGCCTTAAAGCCTTCCTCAGAAATTTCACGAAGCTCATCGATGAAAAGTAGGTCTGCGGTACGGCCACGGGAGCCATCTCGGGTAGCTGCCACGATCTCATAGCGGCCACCATTCTTAAAGGTGATCATTTCTGAACCGTTGGCCAGTCTGGGCTTATGAGCCAAGTGAACCCGCAAGTGATCCCATCGCTCAATGAGGTAAGCGACATTTCGAAAAGTATCCAAAGCCATGCCACGGTTTGAGGACATGGCAATGATTCTTTCGCCATTGAGCAGACCCCAAATGATTCTCATGGACGCCAAATGGGTTTTACCGTTTTGACGGGCGATGAGGAGCAGGTTTGAGCGGCGCTTCCAGCCGCCTTCGTCATCTATGACCATCATGTCTTTGAGGACGTACTTTTGCCATGGCATGAGAGGCATCTCAATAGAGTCCGCGATGTCTGACACCTCATGGGCGAGCGGCGTGCCGGTGAGAGGTACATTTTCAAGCCGTGGTCTCGTTGCCCCAACTAGCTTCGGGCGTTTGGCGGTCTGACCTGATTCGTTTGTCATGGCCTCTGGGCGAACCCATCGTCGATAACGGTCGATTGCGTGCCTTTAAGGGAGAGATTGCCCGAAAAGATAGGGGGGGTAGCAAGCCGTCCCAAAAAAACGCTCTTAGAGCC